CGGCGTGCGACATCTCGGTCGGACGCTAGGGGCGGCCGTTCCCGCCCCCTAGGGCCGAAGGTCCTGTCCGGTCGGCGGTGCGCCGAAGCTCGAGCCAAAACCGGCGAGGGTGGCGTCGAGCTGGCTGCGGTACGGCGCCTGCAGTCCGGGCTCGCCACCGGTGTATACGGGGAGCCGTGGGTTCAGCGACGCTCGGTTCGGATCGACCAGGTAGCCAGAGCTCGTCACGTAGCGGCCGTCGCCGAGATCCTGGGAGCCTTCAGGGCGCGAATCGAAGAAGCCGCGCCGAGCGCGGTTGGCCGCGACCAGCGCATCCGCCGCGGCGGCGAGGACAGGATTCAGGTACTGCGAGATCCCTTGGGCGGTCAGCTTGATCTCGGTGACTAGCCGTGAGAATGAGGCGGCAGTTGTATCGATGCGGGTCCGGCTGTCCGTGTCGAAGGCGGATCGCATGGCGTCGGCGAACTTCGGCAGGAAGTCCTCGCTGGCGATTTCCCCCTTCTGCAACATCTCGTTCAGCTTGGCGGTCGTGACCCCCATCGCGTTGGCCGCGATCTGGAAGGCGCCTGGCAGACGGTCACCGAGCTGCTGCCTGAGCTCCTCGACCGAAAGCGTGCCCTTCGAGGCGATCTGCGTCAGCGCTCGCATCACGCCTGCGGCATCGGCCGTCGAGAGTGACAGCTTGGCGGAGGCCTCGGATACGGCGCTGAAGATCCGCGCGGTGGCCGCGCCTTCCAGGTTCGTGCCGCGGGTGGCGGCCGCCAGGCGGGTGTAGCCCTGCACCGCGGTCTCGATGTCCACGCCCAGGCGCTCGGCCTCGCCGGCCACGAACGTGAACCGCTGCGCTGCCTCCGCGCTGTCCGCACTGATTGAGTTCAGCGCCAGCCGCATCTGCTCGAAGGCGATGCCGGTCTGGGTGATCTGTTTGAGGACCTGGACCGCGGTGAAGCCGGTGAGGGCGATGCCGAGGGCCCGGAACGATCCGGCCAGCACCGAAGCCTTGCTACCCGTCCTCTCCGCCTCCTGACCGAAATGCCTGGTCTTCGTCGTCGCAGCCGACAGCGAGGCCTCGTACTGCTTGCCGTCGAGCGTCAGGAGGATGCGGACGTTGTTCGTCATGGGCCCCAAAACAAAAAGGCCGCACCCCAGGGCAGGGTGCGGCCTTCGCGGTTGAGCGTTATGCCGTGGCTCCGAGTATAGCAATGCAAGCGCCCCCCGCAGCCGGTGATAAATTGCCGCCTTGGGAGGGCACATGCCACTGCTACGCTATTTGGGCCTAAGCCTGTTCTTCATCCTTCTTTGCGGCTGTATCTCTCAGCCGACCACCACGACCACCCCGGTCAATTCCCAATCCTTCGTTTTGAACCAGGTCATGACGGTCCCTGTCGGGACCCCATTCGTTGAGCGGGAAACTGGCTCGGAAATAACCGTGGCGGAGGCATGGCCGATGGGCCACTACACGATCAGAAACACGTTCCTTGAGCAGCTCATTTACGGCGGCCGGAGCGGCGACACAATCAACGTCAGCTACCGGGAATTCAAGAAGGATCTTGCACGCCCCGCCTTCACCCAGGATCTGTCCTATTCGCTCAAGGACTCGAACCGATTTCGGTTCCGTGATCTCTTGATCGAGGTGAAGAAGGCCGACAACGAGAACATAACCTTCGTCGTCGTCGAGGCGAAGTCGCCTACATCCTACGCGCCGCCCGAATCCTCTCCGCCAGCCCGGTAGCCGGGTGCTTCACCCGCCGCATCGGGTTGGCTTTGATCGCCGCCTCGCGGATCTTGCGGAAGGCGATGTGGCTGTAGATCTCGCTGCTCTTCGGGTCCCGGTGCCCCATCAACTGCTGCCGCACGATCAGGTCGATGTCGTGCTCGGCCAGCTCCTGCCCGTAGAAGTGCCGGAACGCGTGCGGGTGCAGGAAGGCCTCGTTCACCCCGGCCGCCTTGCCGTACTCGCCGACCATCTGGTGGATGCTCCACGCCGTCAGCCGGCGCGCCTCGCCGCGGTGCTCGTGCGTGGCCACCTTGCTGTTGTGCAGGTTCACGAACAGCACCTGGTCTCCCTCGGGTAGCCGCCGGTCGATCTGCTCGAGATCCGGGTGGCCCAGGTAGGCCCGGATCATCAGGCGCGTCTCCTCCGGCGCCGGCACGTAGCGCTCGTTGCGCCCCTTCTCGCGAAACCGCAGCGTCAGCTCCTCGAAGCCCTGGTCGTTCCTGGTGAACACCAGGTCCCCGTCGTTCATGGCCGAGATGCCTGACACGCGCGGGCCGCAGCCTAGCAGCACCGACAGGATGGCCAGGTCGCGCACGCCCTTGAAGGTCGTCAGGTCGGCCTGGGCCATCAGCTTGGTGACGTCGTCCGCCGGGATCGGCACCGGCAGGCTGCGGCCCATGCGCGGGAAGGGCAGCCCCTCGGCCGGGTTCGTGCGGCATTCCTTCCGGGCGTGCAGCCACTTGTAGTAGCCGCGCAGCGCCGAGACCGTGATGCGGCGCGTGTTGGGGGACTGGCCACGCAGGTGCAGCACCTCGCCGGCGTAGCGCTGCAGCACGTCCGGCTCGAGCTCATCGGCGGCGATCTTCTCGGCGGCCAGCCATTCCTGGAAGCGCAGGATGGCCTTGCGGTAGTTGTAGCAGGTCGCTGGCGTGTAGCCCTTGTTGTGCTCGAAGAACAGCAGCCACTGGTCGAGCGGGTTCATGGCTTGCGCTCTGCGGCATGCTCGGCGTACTTGGCCAGCACCTGGTCGAGCAGGTGGAACGCCATGTCCTCGTCCCAGCCCTGGCGCGCGCAGACGTTCAAGAACTCAACCCCGTTCACCATCGGCGGGCCGCCCATCGGCGGCGGCTGCGCCAGGCGCTGGAACCACTCCCAGATCTCCCACTCCCACTTGAGCTGCGGCCCGTAGTCGCTCCTGGCGGGCCGCAGCTTCAGGTTCTTCAGCTCCTCCAGCGCGCGCAGCCCGCCCGACAGGATCCATCCGGCGCGCGCGCTCAGGCGTTTCCCGCGGCTTTCATCTCCTTCACCAGGTACAGGTCCAGGCCCTGGATCTTCGAGTAGATGAAGGCGTTGGCCGGCTCGATGCGCATGAGCGCCGCGGCCGCCTCGGCCGAGTACTCGAGCTTCTCGATCGACTCGTCCTCCTTCTGGCTCACCAGGCCGTCCCAGCCGTGCACGCAGTGCGTGGCCACCAGCTCGTCGAACCTGTCCAGGTCCACGCGCTGGCGCATCTTCCGGCCCTTCGGGTCGGCCGGATCCGGCTCCTGCACGGTCGCTTCCGCGATCAGCTTCTTGCGCGTCGGCAGCGTGAGAGGGGAGAGCAGCAGGCGCGCCCCGGCTTCCGGCCAGGGCACCCAGGTGCGTTGTGCGTTCAGTTTCAGCATCGGGCTTTTGCCTCCATTGGGCTTCTGCCGTGAGGGTCAGGGATCAGGCGTAGTCCGGGGTGGCGTTGATCAGCTCGATCGTCGGCGCCGCGGCCGCGTCCACGTGGTGCGCGCGCCACTTGATGCCGTCCGCCACCAGGCCCTTGCTCGTGTTCACCACGATGTGCGGCCGGTCGAACTCCACGTTCGGGCAGGTCAGCTTCAGCGAGTGCGCGCCGTCGCTGCTCTTGCTCACCAGCTTCAGCCCCTTGGTGGTGTGCGCCAGCGCGTGGTCCAGGAGCGTGGCGTTCTCGAACAGCGCGCTGAGCGAGCCTTCGATCATCGGCTGCCCGAGCTGGATGTGGCCATAGCCCTCCTGGCCGTCGGCGAGCGCGAATCCTTCCAGGTCGTTGAAGATGCGCACGGAGGCCTTGCTGATGCGCCCCAGCGTGGTCGCGGCGTAGTTGGCGCCGTCGTACACCTCGCCGCCCTTCGTGCAGGCCCGGCTGATCGGATAGCGCGCCGCCGGCGTCACGTCGAACGCGGCCACCGGGAACGGCTTCACCTCCACCGCGCCCATGAGCTCCGTCTCGAAGCTCTGGTCCTTCTCGAGCACGTCCCAGGACATGGCGTTCAGCATCAGGCCCAGGAAGCGGTGGTAGCGCGTGCTTGGCGCCGCGTCGTTCTCGGTGAGCGCCAGCTCCAGCAGCGCCGAGGGCCGATCGGTGAGGTTCAGCGTGAAGGTGTGCGTGTACGGGCCAGCGCCGCTGGTCACCGGCGCGCCCCACAGCAGCTTCAGCCACCAGCCGATGTCGTTGAAGCACAGGATGTGCTTGCCCTTGCCGGAGATCACGTGATCCATCTCCGTGCGCTTGTCCATCAGCGCCTGGTTGTTGATCGTGGGGTTGTCCTGCAGGTCCGCGTCCTGGCCGATGTCGATCTCCGAGAACTTCAGCAGCTGCGTTGCCGGCGCGACGGGCGCGGTGCGGAACGCGGTCTCGAACTGACCCTGCAACGTGGTGCTACGACCGTGGTAAACCGGCATGGTGTTCTCCTGTCACTCCAGTTCCTGATAGATCAGGTCCACGACGATCTCGCCGTATGGCCTGTGTACTTGCCCCGAGAGTTGCAACCGCACCGGGGTGAGCGGGCACAGGCCTGCGCCTGGCGCCTTGCAGAAAGCCTTGACCTGCTCCCACAGGGCCCACTCGGCCTGCTCCACCTCGAGCCCTGTCTTCGTCTCGCCGAGCTTGAACTGCCCCACGAGCAGGACCTGGAGCTTGCCGGCCAGGTCCTGCAGGTCGCGCACCGAGTCCAGTCCATCGACGACCAGGCCGGCGATGCTGACCACGCCGGCGGCCATGTCGGCGTCCTTGCGCTGCGAGAAGTCCATCAGCTCGCGGGTCACCACGCGCACCGGCGGGTTGGCGGCGAAGTAGGCCGCCAGGTTGGTGGCCAGCAGCGCCATCACGGCTTCGCCGTTCATGCGCGGCCTCCGGTGGCGGCCAGCCCCAGCTCGGCGATGCCGCGCGCGATCGCGGCGTTCACGAGCTGCGGCACGCGCGCGCGGTTGGCGTTGAACGCCAGCTCGGCGCTCGGCTGCGCCGGCGTGCCGCGCTGGGCGATGCTGCGGGCGATCACCCAGGGCAGGGCGGCTTGGCTCACCTTGCGCGCGGTGATGCCCTTGCGCCGGATCCACTTCGCGATCGCCGCCACGCCGCTGTCGGGCAGCATGCCCATGTTCAGCGGCCGGCCCTCGGGCCCGTAGATGCCGGTGCCCTTCTCCACGAAGAAGCCGTGCCGCGCGCGCGAGACGATCTCGTGCACGAGCATCGTCACGCGGCCCTGCTGGATGTTCCGGTGCAGGTCGCCATCGGCCTTGGGCGCCAGGCGCACCCAGTCCCGGCGGATCAGCGTGGCGCCCTGGCCCAGCCCCTTGTCGGCGTACACCAGGAGCTGGCGCGCCTTCACCAGCGCCGCGATCGCGCCGGAGGCGTCCACCTGCATCACGCGCTCGCTCACCGGCGCGCCCCGAACACCGGCACCGTGCCGTAGATCTCGGCCACCGGGCGCATCTGCGATTCCCACAGCCGCATGAACTGCTCCGCCAGCGCCGCCGGCGTGCCGTTCTTGATCTGGCTGTAGTTCGGGTCGCGCAGCGCCACCGGCTTGTGGGCGTTGCGCACGGCCAGGTCGCGCAGGGACTCCACCTGCGCGCGCAGCACCAGCAGTGGCAGGTGGCGGGCGTCGAACGTGGTGTTGGCCGCAACGGCATCGTCCAGCACGTGCGCCGCGAAGTACGTGAACGGGTAGATGCTGCCGATGCGATCGAGGATGAAGGCAGTCGGCACCGGCCGGAACACCCAGGTCTTCACGCCCGAGATGCGCCCGAGAAACGGCACCGGCACCTCCGGCACCCGGAAGTCGTCCCACGGGTCCACATGCTGCTGCTTGTCCAGGATCTCGCTGCCGTGGAAGCGGATGGCGCGCGCGTCGGCGGCGTAGTTCGCGGCGTCGGCCACGAGCTGGATCTGCGCGCCCTCCAGCAGCGGCGCCACGCGATCGAAGTCGGCGACGGCCGCATTCAGGTGGCGGTCCAGGTGCGGGTTCCACGCGGCAGCGTTGTCGCCGAAGATCTTCACCGCTTCCAGCAGCGAGTTCTCCAGCAGCGTCCGCGCAGCAGCCCGTATGAACATTCACCCTCGCAAAAGAAAAGGCCGCGGCCCCCGTGGCGGGAGTCGCGGCCTTCGCGTGTAGCGTTATGCCGTAGACCTCATTCTGGGCCGCGGTGGCCCAATGTCAAACGTTGCCGCCGCTCCCCGGGGGCGGTGGCTTGTAGGGCGTGCGGCCGCTGTCCAGGCGCCGGTGCAGGGCCTCGATCGACTCGCCGAAGTGCTCCATGCGCTCGCGCAGCGGCGTGATCGCCGAGCCCACGATTTCCTTGATGTCCGTCTTGCTGTGGTACTCCTTGAGCACCATCTCGCGCGTGTCCGTGAGCTGCGACTCCACGGCGCGCAGCCGGCGGTCGATCAGCACGCCGTTGAAGCCCACCAGCATCACCACCAGGCCGATGGCGCCCAGGGCCACGTCCCGGTAGTACGACACGTCGGGATGCGGCCCCGGGGCAGGGGCCTGCGCATCAGCGCGCGTGGCCGACCACATCAGCATGGCCACGCCGGCGCAGAAGCACCACCAGCAGCGCCTACGGGACGCCATCGGGCTTCTCCTCCCTGGGCTTGTCCGCGAGCTGCTGCTTCACGCTGGCCTTGTCCGCCTCCGAGGTCTTGCAGGCCGCCTGCAGGTCCAGGGCGTGCTCGGCGAGGTCGCGGTACGTCTTGCCGGCCCACGCCGGGCAGGCGCGCGGCTCCAGCGCGGCCGCGTTCAGGTGGCACTCGTCGCGCACCACCGTCTCAGTGGCGCAGGCTGTCAGAGAGAGCAGCAGGGACGGGAGTATCAATGCACGCATCGGTGGGCACCTTGCGGATGGCGGAACGCGCGGCGGTCAGGGAGGCCTCGATCTCGCGCAAGCGCAGCTCGCGCTCCCGCGCGGCTCGGTCGGCTCGCTCGAGCTTCGTCTGGAGGGTCACGTTCGCTTCGCTCACGGCGGTCACGTTGGCCTGGGATCTGTCGAGCCGCTCGGAGACCACGTCCAGCCGCCACGCGACCACCGTCAGCGCCAGCAGCAGCAGGCCGCAGAGCCCCAGCACGTAGTTCATGAGCCGGGCTCCTGCGGCGGCGCCTGCGGCCGCTTCATGATGGCGGTGACCATCGGCGCCACCCAGGCGGCCAGGTAGGCCCCGTAGGTCGCGTCCGAAAGCGTGCCGTTGATGGTCTGGTAGATCAGCACCCAGGAGGTCACCACGAACGCCGCGAACATCACCGAGGCGATCTTGGAGAGCTGCTTCGTGCCGTCCGGGCCGCGCTCGAGCAGCAGGTCGTCCAGGTCGATCGGGCTGCCGCCGTCGCGGGTCTTGATCAGCAGCGATCGCAGCGTGAGCAGCGCGACCACCAGCAGGGCGATCAGCGAGGCCAGCTTGAAGGTCGTCACGTCGAGCATGGGCTCACCACGGCCGCGGCAGGCGGCGGCACAGCCAGCAGTAGAAGCGCCAGAGCAGATCCATCAGGCGCTCGGTCAGGGCCTCCATGGGTCACGCTCGCCGGTCCCGATCGACCATGGTGATGAACGCCCGCTCCCCGCGCTTCAGCGCGTCGCGCACCTTCTGGTACAGCTTGGCGTAGGCGACGTTGGAGCCGGCGATCGTGCCGCCGCCATCGGGGTTGACGTAGGCGCTCATGCCGACCAGCGGGCAGCCTTCGCTGTCGTCGTCATCGTTCCCGGTGTGCAGATAGACGAACTCGAAATTGGGCACGCCTTGCAGCCACAGCATGCCCTGGTGCCACTCGCCGTAGCGCGCCTTGTACTTCTCGTGCATGCCACCTTCGGCGCGCAGCTTGATTTCGAAGCGGATGCCGCCGGGGATGCGGGTCTCGGCCCGGACCTTCACGTCCCGATGCTCGTCCTCGCAGGTGAAGCACTCGAAGCGGCCGTCGAGGAACATCACGCCGATCGAGCTATCCCGATCGGACGTGATGCGCTCGGCGACCAGCTCCACGGCGCCCCTAGCCCGTCTTGAGCGCCAGGATGTTCGCCTCGATCTCGGCCACCAGCGTCTTGCGCGGCGACGGCGCGGCGTTCTCCAGCGCCAGCAGCTGCTTCAGCTCGTCCTCGGACAGCGCGCCGAGCACTTCCTTGATCTCGGCGATCGGCTTGGACTGCAGCTCCTGCAGCGGGCTCGGCGCGGCGGGCGCGCCGGCCGGCGGCGCCGGCGGCTTGGGATCCACCATCTTCTTGCCGGCGCCAGGGTTGTCCACCATCACCGTCTCGCCCGGCTGGATCATCACCGTGCGGCCATCCACCAGGCCATAGGCCAGGCTCTTGGTGTTGTTGCTGTGCGGAATCTTGTCCATGCGCATCTCCGATTGAAAAAAGTGGGGGCGGTTGCCCGCCCCCGAGGTTCACGTCATCCGACAGGGAGGAGGCCGGATATCAGACCTCCGCGCGGGCCGTGGCGCTGTACGCGATCACGCTGGTCAGGCGGTTGCGGATCGAAACCGGCACGTGGATCGAGGAGTACTCCTCGCCGTAGGCCTGCTTCTCGCCGGTGGGCTTGCCGGTGGCGCCTTCCACCACCTCGAACGGCGTGCCGGTGGCGAAGGGCTTGGCCACGCCGTAGGTCAGCGTGCCGCGCTCGCCGAGCAGGATCCGCGTGTCGCCCAGGTCCACGCCGGGCTGGTTGGTGCCGAACACCGGGATGCCCTTGACCTGCGCCAGGTCGCCGTCGCTGGCCAGGCCGGTGCCCAGCTTGCCGCTGTCGGCCTCGAAGCGCCGCGCCTTGGTGATGGTGTTGTGCAGCGTCTGGCTCATGATCGCGAAGTTCGCGTTCACGAAGCGCTGCTGCTGCAGCACCGCCTTGCGGTCGCCCACGGCGTTCAGCAGGCCGTTCAGGATCGGCCAGTCGGCGACCGCGTCCGTGCCGTCGCGCATCCCCTCCGTCTCCCGATGCGGCGAGGCCACGCTGCCGCAG